GCAGAAGAAGGCCCAAATTCTTCAAAGAAAGTTAGTTCGTTCAAATGTCACTCAAAAAGGGGTCAGGGGTGCAATCCGCCCAGATCGAGCAAATTTCAACCGCAGATCTGATTCCCTACGCCAGAAATGCACGCACGCACAGCGATGAACAGGTGGCACAGATCGCAGCCAGCATCCGGGAATTTGGCTTCTGCAATCCGGTACTGATCGACGGCGAGAACACAATTATCGCGGGCCACGGTCGAGTGCTCGCTGCCGGTCGCATGAAACTTGAAACAGTCCCCTGTCTTCGCCTGACGCATCTCACGGACGCACAGCGACGCGCCTACGTGATTGCAGACAATCGGATCGCATTATCATCAGGCTGGGATACCGAATTGCTGGCGAACGAACTCAGCGACCTGCACGCGGATGAATTCGATATGGCGTTGCTGGGGTTCGATGCGAAGGAACTTGCAACGCTGCTGGGGTTTGAGTCTGGATCTGAAACGTCTTCAGATCCACCGGAAAGCAGTTCATCAGAAGTTGACGTTGACGGTTTCAGTATGGGTGCAAAATGTCCGAGGTGCAGTTTTGAGTTCAATCCTGACAAAGCCTGATTGTGCGTGGTCTCTCGCGGATCTTGCCAGCGTGCCGCAGAACGGCGTAAAGGTGATGAGCACCTTTGCGTGCGGTGGCGGTTCGTCGATGGGCTACAAGCGAGCAGGCTGCTCAATCGTGGCGGCAAACGATATCGATCCGGAAATGGCCTGGCACTACAAGCACAACCTCAACCCGCCGCTTTACTATCTGTGCCCGATCGCGGACCTGATCACAGCGAAACTACCTGACGAACTGTTCAGCCTGGACATTCTTGACGGCTCGCCACCGTGTTCAACGTTCAGTATGGCCGGCAGTCGCGAGAAGTCATGGGGCAAGGACAAACACTTTCGCGAGGGCCAGGCAAAGCAAGTGCTGTCTGACTTGTTCTTCGATTACCTGAATCTGGTTGAGCGACTCAAGCCGCGGGTGGCGATCGCAGAGAACGTGAAGGGGATGATTCTCGGCAACGCCAAGGGATACACAAAGCTGGTCATGCAGAGACTGAAAGAGATCGGCTACCGTCCGCAGTTGTTCCTGATCAATGCGGCTGACTGCGGAGTTCCGCAACGTCGTGAACGGGTTTTCTTCTGTGCTGTTCGGGATGACATCAAGGCGAAACCGCTGGAACTGAAGCCGCAACATCGGTGGATTTCTGCGGGTGAAGCGTGCGAGGATTTGCAGGAATTGACGGCGGCGGAAAAGAAAGATACGGCGGTTGGTAAGTGTGCCGCAGAGTGGTGGCCAAAAACAAAACCCGGGGAACGGTTCGAGCAAGCTGTTATCCGAAGTGGCAAAAAACCAAAATTATTCAACTGGCCAAAGGTCGATCCAGATAAACCATCGTCGTCAATTGTGGCAACGAATCACGACAAAATGACACACTGGATAGAATGCCGACAACTCACCTTCCGTGAGTTCAAACGCCTCGGCAGCTTCCCAGACGACTACGACGCACGAACAGACAAGATCGGCAAATACATGATCGGCATGAGCGTACCGCCTCGCATGACTGAGACGGTCGCTTGTGCTGTCATCACTCAGTGGCTTAAACCTTCTTCCCCGGCTTTAGCGGCCCGGCATCCCGATACCGTTTTAGATCATTCGCAGTAATCAACCAGGCTCGCCCGTGCTTGCGTCCGAGACGGCCGGAGCGACAAAGTACACGGACGCGGGTTTGATCAACGCCAAGGGCCGCAGCGGCTTCAAGGCAGGTATAAAGTTTCATCGACACAACTCCAATTCGTTTTCAGTAAACCATCCGCCGTCCTGAAGTTCATAGAACCAATGGCCGGTGGATGACAGGCGGTAAGCTGCGACGCGAGAACGTCGTGGCGGTGAAGAAAAGGCGTGGCTCGTGCGAACCCATGAGCCGAGAGGGTATTTCATGTCAGGCATCGTGGTACACTCCAAAGAAAGGACAGAAAGAGAAGCGGGGCCGAAACCCCGCACGAGGTGATTGGCTAGACTGTTTCGCGATCAGCAGAGATCACAGGGGCCATTGAGTATGTCCCCTGAGGAAATGTCCATTCATAGTCGGGTGCATTCTTCACGCCACATCGTCGGACGTGTCCGTGCTTGTCTTCAACAGTCACGAACTTTGCTGACCTGTCGAGAACCTTGAAAGAAAAGATGCAATCATAATCGCAGGCTGAGCGGGTTGAGTATGTCTTGCCGATTTCAAATTTGATCATCGTCATAAACTCCAGAAAAGAAAGATTGAAAGAGAGGGGGGCCGAAGCCCCCCGAGAGGTTTGGGACTAGTAGACTCGTTTGCCGCAGCGTGTTTGGCACTTAGCGTTTGCGATAGCTTCCTTTTCAGAGCGGAAAGGAAAATCCAGTCCTTCGATTTCGGAGCGTTCGGTTGCCGTCGATTTCCAGTCGATGAAGAACACAGGAACACCAGAACCGTTGTAGCCGCGTTTGATTTCGTAGTTGCGTTTTGCAGTTGTCATCGTTCGTGTCCTTGTTTGCGTTTGCGTTCGTCACTTCCACTGAGAGCAGTCTATACCGATATCGGAATAGAATCAACACCTTGATCAATCTATTCCGAAAGATTTCTAAAAGTATTTCAAAAGGGCTAAAAACATTGGGGAAAACATGACAGAACTTCTGAGCGATCCAAAACATATACGCGGCGATCTGCGGCAAATCGAACAGACCCTGCGACGTGGATTCGATATTCCTGACGTACTCTTCCGGAGGACTGCGCATATCGTCGGCAAGTTGCTAAACGATGACAAGCCGGCACGCGAGCAACTGGCCGCCGCTCGTGTGGTGATCGCGTTGGCCGAATACAATCGATCACTACAACCGGTGCTGGCACAAGTTGAACACCATCACACGCATGACATCGGACCAGTAACGGAATCCAACATTGAAGCCCAGCGAGCGAAGCGATCTGCCCGACTTACTCGCCGCGTGTGATACGGTCGAGGACTTCGCAGAGTATGACAGGATTGAAGCGGAGATTGAGGCACGTGAAGTATCACGCGACAAGTGGACGGCGGCGACACTCGGGGAAGTTGCAGAGTTCTTCGGGATGGCGTTGCAGACGGTCAAGCAGTGGCGAATGGAAACGCCACCAATGCCAGGTGCAGAGGGAAAATATCCACTACAACAGATCACACAATGGCGATTTAACAAGGTAATGCAGAGCGACCTAGCGGCAGCGAAACGACAGCAAGACTTTGAACTCGGCAAGATTCAAGTCGAGACAAAGCAGATCGAATTGGATCGCGAGAAGGCGTTAATTTTGGACAGGCAAGAAGTGGAGTTGTGGGCGGCTACAGCCTTGATTGAACTTCGCGAAGGAATCATGCAACTGCCGGAGATGTTGGCAGCAAGTGCTCCGCAGGATTTGAAAGACTTTACACGCGATGAATCGGATCGGCACTGCCGGGATCTATTGTTGAGCACGGCGAGACGTTTGGAACTAAGTGAGATCGGAAAGGTAAGGGCTGAAGAATAATCAAACTCAATGCTACAAAGTTCTTGCGACCATGCGAGCGAATCGCCTCCCGCGAGTGGCTCCCATACTTCGTGACGATGCCCAAAGGCACGGAGACGGGCGGTCTTCCATTCTCGTTGTCGTCATTCCCGCACGTCGATGCTGTGCTTGAGGCGTTTGATAATCCTCGCATTCGTCGAATCAGCCTGCAATGGGGTTCCCGTCTTGGCAAGACGACGACGTGCTTAAGTCTCATGGCAAAAGTTGCTGGCACGAATCCCCGTAACATGATGTTCGCAGGCCCAACGAAGGAGGCCGCCGCTCGTGTGATTGGGTCGAGACTCTACCCGATTCTGTCATCGACGGAAGGCGTCAAAAATCAGTTACCACCGGAAGCCAGACGGAGCAAGTTACACGTTAAGCTAGAGTCATGTCAGATATTTATTGGGTGGTCAGGATCGGAGACTTCACTTGCCGATGTTGGGGCGTTTTATGGTCAAGCATCTGAAATCGATAAATGGAATCAGTCGTCAAGCGATGAGGCTGACGCATTGAAGTTATTTATCAACCGATTCAAAGGCTTTCCCGATCACAAAATCATCTTTGAATCGACGCCTACAATCAAAGGCCGGTCGCGAATTGAAAAGATGATGCTTGAAAGCAATCAGCACCGTCGATACGTGCCATGTCCGCACTGCGGCGAGTATCAAATACTTGTCAAAGGTGACGCGAATTCCCCCGGTGGCTTCCGTTGGGAGCGTGATTCGAACGGCAACTCAGACGCTGAGACGGCTTTTCTGTCGGCGTATTACGAGTGCAAGCACTGCGAAGGACACATTGAAAACCATCACCGCACGATCATGCTTCGTCGTGGCGTTTGGGTGCCGCAAGGCTGCACGATTGACACTGCCGGACAGATCCAAGGAGCAGCACTCAAGGCGGGATCTGACAGCGTTGGCTTTGGGCCGCTTGCCTCGTGGTACGCGCTCACTGAGACTTGGGGCA